GGGCTGTTCATATATTTCCGCCGCCAACCAAGTAGTCCTGTCAAGGCTGATGGTATACCACGTATTTTCCAAATAATTATAGACGACTCCTCTGTCAATTTGCGTGGCACTAGCAGTGGCGTAATACCAAATAATTTCATTGAATTCACTGTTTAGTCCGCATGCAATGTCATTTCTATTAGTGAAACTAATGTCATCAAACACAAAATCCTGTACGGAACAAGGCATTTTTTTAACCACACCATCATACATATAAAAGGAATTCTCCCCCATCCAATAGGCTTTACCGTTTACATCTATGGCTGCGTGCTGTGCAATGAGTCCACAGTTAGCTCCCAACTGACGCTGTCCGAAAGTATAAGGAGTTCCAACAAATTGAACACCGTGCAAGGATTTATCCGTCCACACAAGTATTTGTCCTGTGGACTTAACCGCCCCTATGATACGTGATCCATCCGCAATACGAAGAGATCCCGCTTCATTAGTGGCCACAGGAGTCCAATCCGTCAAGTCTTCCCTATCCGACCATCTAAAAAATAAGTCATCCTGAGTAGCTGTGTTTGCGATCGTTGTTTCTGTTCCCATACAAAAAAGGTGACGAGTATCCGCAGACACAAGACTGAACCGTGACGCCGTAGGGGCGTTTGAAACAACTGCCGCCCTGTTAGAGACACCACCTGAAAGATCCCATTTATAAGTTCCCCCATTAATTACTGTTGCGATTAAATCTTCACCGAAGTTGTCAAGTGACCAGTTGCGCGCGTAAATGACCACATCTGATGATGAACGAGCTGTACCCCATGTACTAGCTCCCCAGGTAGATGTGCCCCATCCATATCCGAAAGTGGAAGTTGTCTCTCCAATAGAGAGTTGATAATTAGCATTCCCAGTTCCTCCTCCCCCTGCCGTGGATCCTGATGCCGTACTTGTATGAGTGACAGTATAATTGTCTGAATCCGTAATGGTGGTGATTTCAAATTCATTATTCATATCCAATCCATCAATGGCGGAGAATGAATCAAAGGTCACAAAATCTCCAGCCGAAGCGCCGTGCGCCGTATCCGCTACGGAAACTGTCGTCGTACCGTTGGTCGTGAAAGGATTAGTAAGGGAGTCGGGTCCTGATCGTATGGGGGTGATGTCATTGAACACTCCTCCAACAAAAACATACAGCTTCCTGTCGGTTCCCAAGGCGAGATGCCTTGTTCCGTCCAAACTGATCCAGGCATGCGTATCACGGACCACGCCTACGATGGTTGTATTGGGATTGGGAAGATAATCCCATCCGTTCCATCTCTCTGGTTTTCCGTAGTGAAAACGCACAAAATCAGAATCAATGTAGCGCCGGTCGTCTCCCGCCGCGTAAGGTGAGTCCTGTTTATCTATTCCTGGTTGAAATTTTAAATCGGTTAATTCCATAGCCCCACATAATAAATTACTTCTTCCTTGGTGGCAAGAATTGAGTTCCTACATTTCCTCTGAAGGCATAAGTTCCGTAATGCGTTAAGCCACTCATTATATCCGCATAGACGGTACCACCAATTTTCTGCCATAATCTACAGAATGCATAGTCTTCTGACAAGTATCTTTTTGAATCGGGATCAATCATCGTATCAAAGAAAGCGTAGTTCCAGTCCGATGTGTCGTGACCTTTAAATTTGTCCTCATGGGGCTGTCCTAAATGCTGGTCATTGGTAAACTTAAGATGAGGATAGGCCATTTTCATTTTATTGAATACGTTTCTCTTAATAAGCATAAATCCTGTGGGCGCGTCCATAACCTCAATAAATCCTTTCTGCATTTCAACATGCTCAGGATTTTTGACATTTAAGTTATATTGCAGAGAAAAAGCGTGCAGCTCCTCAGGAGTAATATCAGGCTTTTCTTTCAATTTCTTTTTCACCTTATTCCAATCAATGGCTTTGCGCGGATAAATGGAGGCTGCCACTTCCTTGTCCATATCCAGCATACGAAAGATTGTTTTAGGCTCAAAACCGATATCCGCGTCAATGAACATCAAATGCGTGTATTCTTTTTCATCGTCCATAAACAATTGAACCAGAGTATTGCGAGCCCTGGTCACCAATGATTCATTTCCAATGGTGGCAAACTGTAATCCTATCCGTTTCTGTATGCACTCAGCCATTAAGCCCATACAGCTTTCAAAATAATTTGTTGTCAGCATTCCGCCGTAACAAGGAGTGGCTACGAACAGTCTTATGGAAGAAAGAACCGGCTCGCCATCTGATTTGGTTTTAAGAACTTTGTCCTTCATTTTTTCATATTATCTATTAACCACGCTTTTAGTTCTGATCGTCCTAATATTTCTGTTAAAAAATTACCCATAGAATTAACTAAAGTTTCCTCTTCTTTATCCTTCAAATGATATTGATAATAACCTACATGCAACATTTCATGTATTACTACATTAATGGCGTCTTTTCCTCCGCGATTAATTATGTCTTCGTCTAGATAAATTTTTAAGGGAGGCTTGCTAACGAAACTTCCTTGATAGTCCGATGATTCATAGGCTACTTCGTGAGGAAGAAGAATAAGTTCTACTTCAAAAGGGCCTGCATTAACTTTCTTGGGAAGAGATATTTTCTTCACGTTTGCTTATAAAATTCTTTGTTACGTAATGTTTCAGCGTTTCCGGCTTCAGTACCTGGCTTTTTAACAAGTTCAAGATTGAAAGAAACCGATCGTCTCTCCTGTCCTTTGGTTCTAAAAGGATAGACGCCGTGTGACAGCCAATTAGGAAACAGAAATATATCTCCTACTTGAGGACTATGCTGCAACTTATGACCATTGAACGTCGCCGCTTGACCGTGAAAAAAAACAACATCTCCCACTGTTGGGTAATGATCCTCTTTCTTGTATTCCTGTTTCAGTCCAGGGGGTATGCGTAAATAAATAATTCCTGACAACTGACCTTCATGAATATGAAAAGGATTAAAGTCTCCCGCCCACTGACTAACCATCCACATTGATTGAATGATGAGCTTGCCTACAAACGAAGGGCTAATGGTTTCATTTGCAGGGGGAATGGAAATGTAAGCCTTTACCATTTCTCCTATGTAATCAACCACAGGCTTAAATTCTTCAGTACTCATCCACGATTGAGGAAAGCGCACTTCTTTTTGAACATTGCCAGCCAGATTAGGCGCGTGATTAAATTCTTTGGAAAGCTGTTTGCTTCCCAGCATTTTTGTTGCCTTCTTATCCAATAAATCAATAAGATTCATAGGCACTGTTCCTTTGATGATAGTAGGACCAAACGGCCTAATAGCCTCAAATGTATGATTAAAAAGCGGTGGTGTTTCCTTCTTAACTTTCTTTGCCATATTTACCTGTTGTCATATACCAAGAATTTGACTATAAATATAGAATAAAATTGGCTAAAATTTCAAGCGTAGCCTTCTTGCCAATAACAATCACATAAATTGCAATTTAAGGAGATTATGCCAGTATATGGGACTATTTAGAAAAATACGCGATCGCTTAAAAAAAGGCGTTCGAGACATCGGTAGCGGTGTAAAGGATAATCCTGCGCTGGCTATTGCGGCAATGTTCGGCATCCCCGCTCTTATGGGCGGTGCTGGCGGTGGCGGTGGCGGCGGATTCATGGATTTTTTATCCAGTATTCTTGGACAAACCCAGAAAATGGATAAATATAAAGGAATAACACAGAAGGGATCAGGAATTCTAGGCTTAGGCCAGAATCTTCTAGGAGGATTAACAGGAGGAAAAGGCGTAGAAGGTAATGCGGGGCTGCTAAGTCTTATTGCATCCATCATAGCCAAAAAAGCGTTTGAGGGGGAGAAGGAAGGACCGCTCAGCAAAGAGGATCGGCTGTCCGAGATTGACTTAAAATATGATTCCATAACGGGCGGAAGCCCTTTCGCCAAGGATCGTTTCAGGGGAACCCACTGGGATCCTGACACGGCAAAATACTATGATGTTAAAACACCCCAGGGGGAATTCAAAAACTATGAGATAGATGACGATGGAAAAGTCATTGAGGAAGGAGAAGTAACAACATCCGCACAGGGAGGAATTGTAGGATTACAGGCAGGAGGAAATCCTTTCTTGAATCGCGGCACAATGAGCGGATCTGTAGGAGGGGGAATGAATCCAGATGGATGGTCACCTGACCCGACAGTGAAAAGTGTTACAGGATACAGAGGCGGGGGAATTCCCTACATTGATCCTTATAAAGGAACACTAGGAGGAGGAATGCCAGGACATAGGGATCCAACAGTGGAAAGCATTATGGGGTATAATCCCAATTACATCAACCGAGCAAATGGAGGCATGACAGCAGGAGATCTGGCCGACACGCTGGAAGACAACCCAGGAATTTCTCAATTTTTTCCAAGAAAATTTGGAATGATCCACGGCCCAGGCGGGCCGAAAGAAGACAAGATACCGGCAATGCTGAGTGACGGCGAGTTCGTCATGACGGCGAAAGCGGTTGACAATGCGGGAGGACCGAAAGCAATGTATAATCTGATGAACAGGCTGGATCCTGACTCATCCCAAGGGAGAGGAATAATATAATGCCAGAAACTTATTGGCAAGGATCGCGTGAAGCACCCTATCTAGAGGACTGGAGACGACGTATGCTTCAGGGGGCATTTGACATGACTCAAGTGCCGGGCACTGTAACGCCTCAGGGCATTGCAGGATTTCAACCTCTTCAGACGGGAGCCATTGCTGGAACAGCTGGACTCATGGGCATTGACCCTGCAACAGGTCTTCCAACAGGAACAGGCGCCCAGTATGATCCGGCTTTCGCCGCAGCTCAACAGGCTTTGGCTGCAGGGCAAGCTACGACTGCGACAGGAATTCCCGCCTTGGGAATGGCCGTACAGCAGTACGATCCCACTACCAGCAATTACCAGGATTTCTTCAATCAATATTCCGCCGATGTAACGACGGAAGCACTTAAACAAATGGATGAGCAAGCAGCTCTCGCACGGAAACGTACAGCTGATACTGCTCAACAGGCAGGAGCGTTCGGAGGATCACGATTCGGCGTTGAGTCAGCGGAACTCGACAAGAATCTGCAAGACATTAAATCCAGGAGAATATTTCAGGATCTGGCTCAAAACTTTGAACAAGCACAGCAAAAAGCAATTGGCACTTCCGAGGCCGCAAGGGCACGGCAGTTGCAGGCAGCGCCGATGTTCGGAGGATTAGGAGCGCAACAAGCTCAAATGGGACAAATGGGAGCCGGTCTGGCACAACAACAATTTGGCCTTGGTCAAGCAGGACTTGGGTCTTTATTCCAGTTGGGAGCGGGACAGCAAGGGCAGGCACAACAATTACTCAACGAACAATACAGAATGGCGGAAGCACAACGTCAGGAACCATACGGCCGACTAAGCTACTTCGGTGACGTACTGGCAGGAGTGCCGTCCGTTTCACAAACATTAACGCAAAAACCTCTTCCATACACTAATCCGATGCTCGGGGCACTGGGCATGGGTCTGGGTGCCTACGGCATTCTCAGTGGTGAAGGATCTGGCGGAGCGTTTGGGATGTTCAGTTAAATGGCTTACGAAAATATTGACATTTTTGAAGATGAAGATCTAGAGGTAACGGTGCCTGATGTAAAAGTCATGCCTACAACTTTGTCGAAAGCAATGTTTCCCGACGCACCTGATTTATCAAGTCCAAGCGCGGCACAATATTTTTTGCCTTTTCTCACGGATGAAGCATCCTATTTAAAAGAATACGGAACTCCTTCCATGAGTGATGAGGAGATTGAAGCCTTATATAAAAAAGGAGATTATTCCAAAGACAGAAAACTAGCCTTAGCCCAGTTTGGCTTTGGCCTGATGGCGCCGACTCGAGGAGGAAAAATTGGTCCCTCTCTCAGTATGGCAGGCCAGCAGTATGCACAGAATCTACAGAAAGTTAATCAGCTTCAGCGCGCCGACGCCAAAGAGAGCAGGCAGGGAACTTTAATGGCAAAACTGAAACGGGACGCGCAGAATGTACTGGATAAAAAAGGGGTCTATGATCAAAACAGATCTCTCCTGACAACCATCGCGACCAAGGAATACGACAAGGAAGTCGCGGCGGATGCAGCGCTAACAAAACTGTACCAGGATCAAATGAAAGCGGCGCAGAGCAGAATGATGGACTTTGAAGTGGATAAATGGAAACCGAAAAGAGTTTCCGTTCGCCAAAAACTAGATGATGGCACCTATACGGAACCCTTTGATGCGTTCACGGTCAACGGACAATACTACAAGCCCACCAATGAAATTGGAGCGGACGGACTGCCTCAACTGCGATTGATTGAAAATCCAGAGGGCATTCAGGAATTGAAAATGACAATGGCGGGAACACCTGGAGAATTCAAGGAAGGATCAGGAGCTGCAACCTTTGAGGATATTTTAAGCTCCATTCAGGTGAAAGACAGGGCGATATTGACGCTGGATGAACTTCAAAGATCCTATGCGGAGAATCCAAACCGTGCGGGATTCATTGCGGGAATCAAGAAGCGTATTCAAACATACGCGCAGATCTTCAATGACGCCTTTAAGTATTCTTACAATGACTTTTTTAAGGAAGGAAACGATAGATTAAATATTAAACCTGGACAAAAACTACAGC